CGAGTCTTACCCCCGCGCCGTTTGCCACGGCTGCGGTGGGGGTATAATCCAGGGTTTCGCCTCTCTGCCAATACTTTGCGTTCATAGCTTTTTACCTCCTGTCGTATTTTTAGGAAATGACCACGCCGGGGTTTTTCGCAATGCCACGGAAATCCACGGCGGTGATGCCCCAATCCAGCCAAATGTCCCACACATAGCCCAGTTGGCCGGGGACCTCGCTGCGGCGGATGGTGGGGGTTTCCTGGCCGTTCAGATAATCAACCTGGAGGCTCTTTGCATAGGAGGGATCGCCTACCATGAACCAGGGCGCCGCATTGGTGCCGGACAGGGCGTTGATCGTGCCGTCCTCGACAACCTGGATCTGGTCCTTGTACTGATACAGGGGGTTGACCGCCTGGGTGTTGCCCTCGGTGTTCAGGGTGGGGCTGGACATGATTGTGGTCATAAGGAACTTATAACCCACGGGCACCACGATGAAAGAGGGCTGGACCATGATGGCCTCGCCAAAGGGATCCGTCTGCAAAAGCATTTTCATCATCAGCGCCTGGATCGCCTCGTTGGAGGGCTTGGTGCCGGTGCCGATCAGGTTTCCATGAGCGTCATTGAACAGGGCCACGCCGTCGAAAATGGCGGGGTTATTAACCAGGATCTTGTAAACCTGCTTGTTGATCGTGCGCTTTGCGGATGCAGCATACAGGCCGGGGATCTCGGTAATAAAACCAATGTCGTCATTGATGAACGCCTGGCGGCTCATGCTGAACTGGCGGCCATAGGTATCAATCTTGCGCTGGGGCAGCAGATCGGTCTTGGGGGTGTCGTGTTTCAGTTCGCCGTTTTCACCCACCAGCAGGAACTCACCGGCTCCTCCGGCCAGATAACTGTGATCCTTGGTCGGCTTAAAGTCGGTCACGGATCCCTTGCCTGTCCACAGTTGGAACGTGGTGGGCACATGCTGATACTGGTGGACAATTGCCTTTTTGATCGCGTTGTCCAGGATGGCGGGGAAAGACGACGTTGGGTTGAAGAACTGGCGGCAGGCCATGGTCCACAGATCATCCTTGGACATACGCAGCAGGGAGGCGGGGCTGCCCTCGCCGTCGCGGCTCATGCACTCAATGGCCAGATCCCGCATGGACATGCTGCGGAACTGGTCGGCGGTTTCTGCGGGATGCTCCACAGGAACGCCCGCCCGCATCAGTACGGCGTCCATGGCAGCCTGGCGGAAACTGTCCGCCTGGTCGCCGTTCATACGGGCGCCGACGGGTGCGCCGTGCTGGATCATGTGGGTAACAGCAGCGGCCCGCACGGCGTCCATGGTGTTGCCGTCCCGGATGAATTGATCCGGTTCCATGCCGGTCTGACGGCACAGGGCCACAATATCGTTATTGCGCTGGCGCTCCGCTGTGATTGCCTGGCGGGTGGCGTCGTCATTTCCGGCAGGGGTAGGGGTTGCGCTGGGTGCGGGAGGATTGCCGCCCGCTCCACGGTTGCCGTCGGTGGGAGGGGTTCCGCCCTCTGCTCCGCCCTGGTCGCCGTTGTCGGCTCCACGGCTGCCACCGTCAGGGTTATTGTTTGGATCGTCGATCTGGCGCTGCAAACCGTCAAATTCGGTCTGTTCCTCCGCCGTCAGAGGGTGGCCAGCGGCGCGGGCGCCGTTTACAATAGCCTGCTGGCGGGCGAGGGCCTTTTTCTGCTTTTCGGTCATGGTTTTTTTACCTCCTAAATTTGTTTTGGTTGATTTGGATTTGTCTTTCAAAAAGGGACAGATCTGGCGTTGCCGCAGGCTGCGGATTTCCCCCGGATCTACCCACGCCCACGGTGGCGTCCGCCGGCACGGAGACAATGGACACCTCCAGCGGCGTCCACTTTCGGGCGATCTGGCAGGGGCCGGTAAAACGTGCGTCCGCGCTGGTCTTTCCGGCCACCACCTCCTCCCATGCGTCTACGTCATAGCGGACGGACGTGGTTTTCAGGGTGCCGGATTTGACTTTTCCGAAAATCTTTTCGGCGTCGTCGTCGGTGTCAAATTCCACCTCCGCCATGCCTCGGTGGTTTTCTACCCATGCCCGGTTCACCTTGCCCACCACTTTGTCGGTGTTGTGATTGAACAGGAGAACGCCCACCGCGTTCAGGCGTTCCAGATCCACCGCGCCGTCTGCGTGGTCCAGGATCTCCATGCCGAACCAACGGCGGTATGGCTCCTCGGAGGAAAAACTGATCGTCCGCTTACGGCTGTTTTGGTCTGTCGCCTCGCGGAAAAGGATCTGGCCCATGCTCCGGGTTCCGTGGTTGCGGTCATTCGTCTGGCTGGGCGCTGGTGTTCTGCTGGGCTGCTGTCGTTCCATTTCCATAAATTACACCTCCCATCTCAATGCCGGCTTTACGGCCATATTCCAGGACCTGGGCCGTTTCGTCTATGGCCTCTTTCCAGTCCTTGCCCTGCTCCGCGCAAATGTCGGGGAATGTCTTTTGACCGCTTTGCAGGGCGGTTTTGTTTGCGGTGGATTCCTTGGCCGGATCAATCCATTTTTTCGGTGCTTTGACCCAGGTGTGTTCCATGTAATCCGCCTTTTTATCCCAAAAACCGGGCATGTTGAAAAGCCCAGTGAGATAACCGGAAATGATGAAATTTTCGTAGACCTCGGACATGAAATCTGTCAGCAGTTCTATGTCCTCCGCGTATGTACTTTCATCCTCAATGGCATTTTGCCGGGCGGAGGAGTAGGTGGCCCCGGTCATGTCTCGGCTGACCGCCTCATAAGAAAGGCCCTGGCCGGCACCAATTAGGCCCTGCTGGGTTTTCAGGAACGCGGTGGCGTCCGTGGCCGATCCCTTTGGATCCACCACCTGGGCGTCGTCTCCGGCGTTCATTTCCATAATCATGCCCGGCCCCAGGTGCTTTCCGGCATAGTCCACCTGGCCGTCCGCCTGTCGGACAGCACCCCGGCCAATTCCGCCGGTTGGCAGCGTTTTTTTGATGAAAACGGACAGGCAGGCCGCGATCCGTTCCTTGACGGACACGGCGGTAATAAATTCGTTGGTGTCCCGGATCCTGGTAATGGTCGGCGTCATGTCCGACATTTCCCGCAGTTGGCTGGGGCGGTGTTTGGTCTTGAAAAAATACACGTCTTTGGCCTCGATATAAACCGGGTCCAGGATCCGCCACCCCTCAATGTCATACTGCCGGATCCAGTAGCCCACGGCCCGGCGGTATTGGTTATACTCAATCCCGCCCACAACCCGGTTTCCCTGCGTCCTCGGGGTGGTCTGGTTGGTGTCCAGTTCGTCCACCTCCAGGGCCTGCAATTTGAATGGGACCACCCCGCCAGGCGTGTAGCGGTACAGGATGATCAGTCCGCCGTCCACCTTTTTCCGCTCCACAATCATCCGCAGAATTTCATTGAAAGTCTGTTCCCCGGTCACGTCGCAGTTTCTGGCCTTGCACCAGCGTTTCCAGGTCTTTTCGATCAGCTTATTCATGGTGTCGTCCGTGGTCCTGGCCCGCAGGGTGTAGCCCTTGCCCACCACGTTGCGCTTATAGGCGTAAATCACAGACTGGGCTATATCGCTGTTACGCTCCAGATCCCTGGCCCGCGCCCGCACCACGTCCCGGCTGTTCCGGTCCGTGATCTCCGCGCTTTCGTTGTGGACCCGCCACCCGGCATTGATCCGCCCATAACTGGCGGCGTCATAGTCTCGGACGGCCTCCAGGCCCTGGCGCCACAGTTCCCGCTCGTAGGCCCGACGCGGGGACACCGTGGCGATCATGCTTTCCAAAAGTCCCATGTTTACCTCCCGTCGAAGTACGCCACAAAGGTGCGCCCCAGCAATCCGGCGTTATCCTCCGCCGCCAGCTGGGCCTCCAGGTCGTCCCGCATAGATTTCAGCATGGCCAGATCCGCACGGGTCAGGGATCGGCTGCCGATCTTGTAGGACTGTCCGCCTGCCAGAACCGTGGAAATGGCGGCATTGACCTGTGCCAGTAATTCCGCCGGTTTCGTCTTGTTTTCGTCCATGTTTGCCTCCGTTCTCAAACCCAGTTATCATTTGACTGGATCCAGTTTTCTTCCTGGCCCTGCGGTGCAGGTGCCGGGGCCGTTTGCTTTTTGACCTCCTGGGCCTTTTCCTCGGTGCGGTCCTGGAGAAATAGTGACCGGACGCCCAGCACGTCGGCAGCAGCCGCCGCGTAAACCTCGCAATCCAGGTAATGGTTATCCGCGTGGGAGGATTTCAGGACCCACCGCTGGGCCTCTTTGCCGCCGGACCGCTCGGTGATCTTATGCTCCGCTGTGACCTGCTCCGCGTATTCCTGATCGCAGCCCCGGTAAACCATCCAGGATCCGGTGCCATTTGCTTTCCGCATACGGGCGGCAATCAGGTCTTTGTATTTTCCGCCGTCCACCAGCACCAGGGTCATGCCAAAGGCGCGGGATCCCGCCTTGTTGACGGTGGAAAGGCGGTAATGGGATTGCATGGTGGGGGTGCCCTTGCACGGCAGTGCCCACTCTGAATTGATCAGGCAGAACTCGTAAACCGCGTCGGTCTGGTCGCCGCTGTCCACCAGGGCCAGGCTGATCACCAGCTTTTCCCCGCTGCCCGGCAGGGAAAACTCGGTGTTCATAATTCGTTCCACCTCGCCCATGGATGTGGCTTGACCGTGGGCAATATTCTGGCTGGTCATATAATCGCCCCAGGCCCGAATGGTCCAGTACAGGCAATTCTCCTGCACGTCCACGCCGCCGGTGATCAGCTTGGTCCAGGGTGGCAGGGTCCACTCCGGTGTGTCCGCCTGGCGCTCCGCCACCATGTCCGCGTTGGTTTTCAGTTTGGTGTCCTCCCAGGGTTCCGCCAACCAGCTGTTCACAAAATTGTGAAATAAGTCCGGGTCGTCTTTGCTCCGCATAAATTCCCGCGCTATGTCTGAAAAGCGGGTGAACGGGCTGTAAAGGGTATTCATCCAAAAGGCCACGCTTTTGGGGTGCTGGCTTGTCTGCCGGACGATCTTCCACCGTCCCGCTGCCAGCATTTTGCCCTTGTCCTGGTCTGTGATTACACAGCCACACGCCTGGCAGACATAGGCAGCCATTTCCGCCCGGTCCGTATTCTCCGGTACGTCGTCTTTGCTGGGCCACTTGATTTGTTTGAAAACCAGTTCGATGTACTCCCCGCAGTGGGGGCATGGGACAAAGTAATGTTTTTCCGCCTCCGCCGCCTCTTTTTCTTTCCAGATATGGCCGGTTTTCAGTGTTGGTGTTGAGGCCATGAAAATCTTGCGGTTGAAAAAGGTCTTTGTGCGCTCTTTTGCCAGGGAAACCGGATCCGCCTCTTTCTTGGTGGCGCCGGGGAACTTGTCCACTTCATCCAGAAACAGGTTTTTTATTGGCTTGCTGGACAGGTCCGCCGGGCTGTTGGCGCCGGTCAGATATAGCCACATGTCCCTGAATTTCAGGGACAATTTTTTGCTTTCGTTTTCCCTGAACTTGTCCCGCATGTCCGGGTTGCTTTTGATCATGGGCACCAGGCGGGTTTCGGATGTGGATTCCGCCAGGTCGTCCGACGGGTAAACCACCATGGTGGGGGCCGGGTCCTGATCAATTAGGCTGCCGATCATGTTCTCCATGGCGGTGGTGCCGCCCACCTGGGTGGGCTTGACGAACACGATCACCTCCACCGTTTCGTCAGAAAAGGCGTCCATGATCTCCACCAGGTACGGGGTCACGCTGTTACGCCATGGCCCGGTAATGGCGCCGCCGGTCAGGACGCGCTTTTTTTCGGCCCATTGGGAAACCGGCAGTTGCTCCTCTGGGTGCAGCACCTGAATGGCTTTGTAAATCCAGGAGGGCACAATGTAGGATTTTACGCGGTATTTCTTCATGGCTGCCGTTCCTCCTGTTGCTCCATGGCCGCGTCAGCAAAGGCCGCCAGCATTGTCTCTAACTCTTTCCGCATGGTCTTTTCAGTGGCTCGGACGGTGATGGCGTCGGCGTAGCCCGACAGTGTGCCTACTGCACGGGGCGGAATGTTCATGGTGAATTTTTTGAAAGCGGCCATAAACTCCGCCAGTTCCTCTGTGGCCTGGTTTGCGGAAATATATTTGCCCTCCGCTATGGCGGTTTTCAGGCGGTGGAGTTGGCCCTGGCTCTCTTTCAGTTCCACCTCCGCCTCCAGCTTTTTCAGGTTCAACTCCGCTGTGCGGCTGTTCTCGCCTGTTTCCTGGGCCTTTGCCTCGATATGGGCAATGTATTTCTGTACGGTTTCGCAGGTCCGGTATTTCCGTGCCCCGCCGCCGGGCGGGACCTCGGTTTCCAGGACGCCCTCCTGGGTCAGCTGCTGCACCCGCCGCGCGGTTTTTCCAATCAGCTTTCCAATGGCCGCCGAATCTGCCCATTCTGTTGGTTTCCCGTGCATTATCTCCGGCTTTTTGTTCTTTGCTGGCGTCTTTTTCACTCTCTCCGCCACCGGCAGCACCCCCTTTTTCTGCCCTGGCTTGCCCTCCGGTGCGGAGGTTCCGCCGGTTTCGTTTTTCCGGTTTTGGGTAATTTCGTTTTTTTGCTTTGGTTCCTTTCTCGCTTATACCCCCTAAGGGGGGGTATAATTTTTGCCGTGTTTTTTTCAAAACGTAACGTAACAGCCCTAAAATTTTCTTATCTCACAGAGGAAATTACCGGGCGTTCCTTGCCCCGCGTGGTCGTAACCCCCCAGGAGTACCTAAGTAGGGGGGGTAGGCTTACGGGGTGCCCATGGCCACCCCTCGGCAAAGGTGGCCATGGGCTAAAGGATTGTGGCCGGCCCATGTGCGGTGTGCTTGCGCATCACGCGCACTCGGACAGGGGGAAAGGAGGAAAGCCCCTGGGTACGCTCCACCGGCCTATGGCGTGGAAAGCAAGGGGCCGCCGGGTATTTACCAGGCGGCCCTCAATATGTTGGTGGGTGGTATCTCTCCGCCCCCGTTCGCTTTCCATGCTATCAATCTATCACATTCAACCGTCCAATAGCGTCCACACTTCATCCATCTTCCAGATAATCCTCCACCAGTTTTCTGGTTCGCTTGTACTTCATCAGGCGTTCCAGCGCGGCGTTATAGTAATTAAACACCGCTGACCGGCTCATATAGACCTCTCTGGCGATCTGCTCCCAACTTTTGCAATCAATATGCCGCAGTTCCACCACGGTCCGCTCCATGCTGTTCTGGGGTAGTAGGTCGATCATGTCCATAACGTGCAGGACGGCCTTGGCCATTTCCTCCCGTTGGTCGTCGATCCGTTCCTCCACTTCCGCGATCCGAAAGACGACGGACACCGAACCGTCCGGGTTGACTGGGCGTGAGGCTGGCACAGTCCTGAACCTCGAGCCTGGCGCCGGGCTTTTTAGTTCCTCCGCCAGAACGCGGTGGCGATCCTCTAGGATGTGCTTTTTATTCTTGGCAACGTGATATTGCTGCAAATACTTTTTGACGGCCTCGCGGTCTGTGGCGGTGTCCATCGTCTTTTTTTCCATTCTTACACCTCGGTAATATCAAGCCCGAAACGGTCCTTTAGCATCTTCCGCTTCATGGCATAGGTTTTTGTCTTTGTCGGCTTGCTTTTTACGTCCTCTACTACCTGCATCCAGGGTGCCCCGCTCTTTTCTGCCCAATATGCTGCATGGCTGCCCTCGCCTGGCGGGGTGTAGTATGTAAAATCCGCTTTGTACCGGATAGCCCGCACCCGGCGGCCCTCGGTGTCCGTGTACGCCTCTTGCAACGTAAAATCCACCTGGAGGCGCAGATCCCGAATTTGCCCGGCCTGCTCCAGCAGGATCAAGTGGTCATAGCGGCGGGCCTCTTTTTGGCTGTCGAAATGCAGGGCGGCCCCGGATGGCGTGATCCGTTCGGTTGGGGTGTTGTGGTATTTGGTGCCTTTGGGTGGTTCTTTGGCGGCAACGGAGGGGACGGTGCCCCGTCGCGCTTGCTGCTCCATGTACTGTTTCATGGCCTGGGCCTGGTATTTCGGCGGTAGGTCGGTCACGCTTATAGCCATTCATTCGTCCTCCGCTGGCTGTTCCGGCTTGTTGTACAAAAGAGCGCCTATGTATGCCTGCATAATCTTGATCGCTTCATTTGTCGTTGCGCCCGCTCCCAGGGCAGCGCGATATAAAATAAGCGCCGTTTCAGCCATAACTCCAACCGCCTGTTTCATTTCTTCAATTTGCTTTTCGTTCATTCTGGTACCTCCTCCGCCGCGTCTGTGATCTCCCGTTCATCATACCGCCACCAACCTTTCCAGCTGTGCCATTGTGCAAATGCTGACTTTGTTGCACCATTCCGGGAAATTCGCCCGTACCAGGGCGGTGGCAAACGGCGGTGGCACAGCGTTGCCACATCTGGCCACTTGCTTGGTTTTTCCGTAGACTTTCCCGGTGTAATCCCGCTCAATCTTGTAATCATCAGGGAAACCGTTGGCCCGGTACAATTCGCGTGGCGTCAGCATACGCAGGCCAATGTCCGCCATGAAATACCAGGCGCCGCCGATGCAGAACAGGATCACCTCGTTGTCCGCCATGTGATAGCCGCAGTATTCATTCAGGATCGCCCGAATTTTGGGCCAGTTTTTGAGATCCGCCCCCGGCTGTGCTTTTTCGATCCTGGTTATGACCACGCCATGGTGGCCGCCTCCGGCAGTGATGGTCTGCACCGGCTCTGTGACGGGTCCACCCAGGTTTGTGCCCTTTAGCTTGATCATGCTGGCCAGCGTCACACCCTCCCGGTCCTTTGCCGTGATGGTGTGGAGCGGGTCCTGGGTAGCCTGTCCGTGCTGGTCGCTGCCGTAATACTTGGTTAGGGCAGCAGCGGCCACGCCGTAGCGGTTTGAGGCGTCAATGGTCATAATCGGATCCGTGACTGCTTGGCCCCTGACCCGTTCGGTCTGTTCCGTGTGATACTGGATCATGGCTGGGCACACCACGCACTCCTCCGCTTTTGACACCTGGGTATGGGTTGGCTCGGTAATCTCCCGCGCACGATCTCCGCCGCCAGTTTGGCCAATGGCGGCCAGTGTCGGCGTAATCAGCATGTGCGCATTCACGCTTGTAACTGTTCGGAGGGGATCTAGAACGTCCTCCGGCGTGTTATCGAATTTGCAATGCACCAGGCTTGGGGTGATCAGCATTTGGTGCCCGCCCGCTCCGCTGCCGGTGATGGTGTTGACTGGGGCCGTTATACTTGTGCCCGTGGCGTTCTCGTTGTTGTGCATGGTCAGCGGCGCCATGACGGGGGAGGCCACGCCATGGTGGCCTTTTCCCACGGCGGTGGGGAATGGATCCGCTAGGTCATGGACGCGGGGCTGTTGTCCCGGTGCCTCACCATAGCCCATTGGCACAATGAACGGGCGGGCGGACCGGATCACAAACTTGTCCACGCCACGGGCCACCCGGCGCATGGTGTTGTGGGCCAACGGTCTGACGGCCTCCAGGCCGAACTTTTCCCGGATCTCCGCCTTGCTTGCGAAGATGGACGGGGCCGGCAGGCTCCAGTCTATGACCTCCGCCGCGCCGCGCCATGGCTTTTTCTCTCCGTCTTTTACCTCTTGGCTGCCAGCTGGTGCGTGTGTCGGTTCCGGCCATACAATGGGCCGCCCGTCGCTCCTGGCAATCAGGAAAAACCGCTTTCTGGTTGTCGGGGCACCATAGTCAGCCGCCACCAGTTCGCGCCACTCCACGGTATAGCCCAGGGCCTCCAATTGGCCCAGCCATTTGTGAAATGTTTTTCCGGCCAGCTTCTTGACCGGCTTGCCCTTTCTGACCGGTCCCCAGGTTTGGAACTCCTCGACGTTCTCTAACATGATCACGCGGGGGTGAACTGTCCCGGCCCAGCGGAGGACGATCCAGGCAAGTCCCCGAATTTTCTTTTCCACAGGCTTTCCGCCCTTTGCTTTGCTGAAATGCTTGCAATCCGGGGAGGCCCACAGCAGGCCCACCGGGTTGGTTCCGCAGACCTCCACCGGGTCAACGTCCCACACGCTGGCCTGGTAATGCTTTGTGTGTGGGTGGTTCGTTTTGTGCATCAGGATGGCGTCAGGGTCGTGGTTGATGGCAATATCTACCACGCGGCCCGTAGCCATTTCAATTCCCGTTGACGCTCCGCCGCCGCCGGCAAAGCTGTCCACGATCAACTCCTCCCACATGCTGATCTGTGCTTTGCTCATTTCTGACCGCCTCCGAAACAGGCCAGATCATAGCAGGTCTGTTTCCCGACATACTGGCACCAGGCCCATTCCAGCATGGCGCCCTGGCTCTGCTGGTAGTCCTGGAGGAACAGCACCACGTCCGCCGCCTCCATCATGGCGAAACACACCCGTATGTAATCAGCATTTGACAGGCCCGCCGGTTGTGTGGCCGGATTCAGGGCAATGTGCCCGGCCTCGGACAGTTTCCGCTCCGCCTCCCGAAACTTGGCTTTATATTGCTTATCACCGGCAATCCGCCCGGCTATGTAAATTTTCATTGGTTTGCCTCCTCATTCGTTGAAAACCTCGAAATATTCTTGATACGGGTAACCGCTGATTTCATGCCACCCACTCCGGCAGGTGGCGCCGTCGTCGAACTTGTATAGCAAGGCTCCCTTGCGGGGCTTTGGGTCTTTTCTCCAGGAGGAGGAGGACACCGGCGTGTATGTGACCACGGGCTTGTCCATGTTTTGGGTTTTACTGTACCGCTTTCCCCGGCGTCCCAGTTCCCGGTATTTCTGCATGGTGGATCGGCTTTCCTTGACCAGATAGGCCGCCAGCTTGAAATGGTTCCCCCGGCGGTCCAATGGCTTAAAACTGATACCACCGCCTCCCCTGGGGACGTTCTCCCATGCCTCGGTGATGATCTCCGGGTCCATTCGGCTGATAATGACATGCAGGTGGGGGTTGGTCATGCGCTTGGTTTCGATCACTACAACGGCCTTATATTCAATCCCGCGTTTCTGGCAGGCTTTCCGCATGTTGCGGAGAAAAGCCGCCTTGTCCTCCAGGATCTCCTCGAAAGTGCTGTCTTTGGCGTAGTAGTGCAGAACGGCGTGGAGATCCCGGTGTCCAAAATTGCCGTTGAGATCCCAGCGCAGGTGTTCCTCTGCCACCCGTTCGTTGATCTTGGCCTGCTTGTCGGATGTGGTCCCGTGGTTTGCCTCCCGCTGTACCCCTTTGGTATGAACCCGGAATGATTGCATTTTTCTATGTTCGACGGTGCGGCCAGCTTTCACCCGCCTATGGACATAGGCCACGGTGTAACCCTCCTTTGGATCTGCTGGTCACTTTACTAATTGCTTTTACCGGTGCTTACGGGGCCGTAGCCCCGTTGAATTTTGCGGCTTGCATATCGTCCGGGAGAATGTTATAATATAGGTATCTCCAGGCGGTTAAGCCGCTGCTTTATATGCCACCTGCGCCGTGTTGTCAGCACCGGGCGCAGGTGGCTTATTTTATTTCTTTGGCATGAACTCCTCGGCCATGTCCCACACGTCGCCCATGTGTTCCTGGCTGGCGATCTTGAATTTGGCCGTCTTACCCTCCACCGGCTCCACAGCCCAGCGGAGGGAGGCCGCTATGCACTCCGGCGCCCGCCGTAGGCGCTCCACCTCTTTGGAATACTTTTCTTTGTCTTCCTGCCAGGTCATGAACTTCTGGAACTCCTCGGTTGTCATTTTCACGTTGATCTCCATATTGCCCTCCTGGCCGCCGCTTGCGCGGCTGGATATTATTTGATATTTAGATTAGAGATCAAAGCCGGGCGCCACGCCAAAGGAATAGTGCGCGTTGCCGTAGTGGGCGCTGCCGTCCGCGTAGACAAGGCAGAAACGGTAGCTGAGGCTGGAAGTGACGGACCGGCACCATTGCGGTGTGGTTCCGTATCCCCTGCGTTGCTTCACTCGGTCCCGCTCGGTGGCGTAAATAGACAGTTGGAAGTCCTCCGGGCCGTCTGTGGATCCGTGCTGCCAGCTATCTTCCCCGCGCCCAAACATATCCGTTTCGGAGGGCAGCCACAGCGG